AACACCTCCCGGCAGCTCTAATGGAGGAGGTTTAACACTAGAAACATTAGAAGAATAAATTCCAGTTCTCACTTCTAGCGTTTGTATTACGTTTCTGACTGATTCTCCTAATTTCCATTTTTTACTTCCAGGAACGGCGCCGGCTGGATCTGTTGTTGTGCTATAAACTCCTTCTTTTACAACAGAAGATACTGATCTTAAAAAATTTAAAGGATCAATTGTTGTTCTTGGATCTGGTTTTATTTCTGATAAAATTTCGAAATGTAAATGAATGCCAGTGCTAACCATTCCAGTATTGCCGACTTTTCCTATTTCTTGTCCCTTTTTTACTCTTTCTCCTATTTTAACTGGACAAGAATTCATTATCATGTGTGTATATAAAGAATATCTAAAACCCCAAGGATTTGGAATAAAATTACCATTTTCATCAATATGTTTAATTATTATCGTTTCAGCTCCTTGTCCTTGTGGTGCCGGCGCGTGTTTTACACTATAAACTTCTCCATCAGCTATTGAATATATTGGAACAGCAGATACCCCTCCGATATCTATACCTGTATGAAAGTCTATTTTTTTAATTCCATTTATGGTTAATACTCTAAAACCATATAAACTAGTTATTTTAAACGTTTCACATACTGGAGCACAAAATTCGCTCATAATTATTCCTCAAAAAATTTGAATATTTTTTCTAGAGGCTGTGGTATCAATACTTGATCTCCTATTTGAAAATCATTTTCAGTTGGTTTTTTATTAAACCAAGCTATTATCCACCACAATCTCATATCACCATAATGGTCATAAGCAAATTTATAAAGTCTATCTCCTAATTTCCAATTTTCTGTTATAATATTTAATTCTGCTAATTGTTGAGAGTTTGGATACTTTAAAGTACCACTTGAATAATGTTTAATCATCTTAACAGATCTTTGCCTGAAAAGTTCTTCAAAATTTTCAGATTGATTTGATATTAATTTTCTATTTTGAAATCTTTTATCTGTCATATTATTTGACCTTTATAGTACGAGCTTTGCTATAAATAGCCCCGGCATTATAAGGATAAGAAGGGGTTCTTGCTAATTTTGTAGAAGCATCATAACCTAATTGATTTGTATGTAAAACACTAAAATTAATATCAACTTTTAAAGTTTTTGGAACCAAAACCGCTTCAGTTCTTTGTCTTGATGTTTCAGACCTTTCATATAGATCGTTTGCTCCAAAAAATCCTCCTGCTTCTGTTAGATCCGGTTCAAATTTAACATTATTAATAACGCCATACAAGCCAGATTCCATCGCTTCTCTTGCTGTCATACCTAAATCTTTACTAGGATCGTTTAGCCAGTTAGCAAATTTAATTCTAAAAAATGGAGGACTGACCATAGTTGAAATAGAATTATAAGATTGATTGATTTGTGGGCTTGTTATCTTGTCAACTGCTGCAGACGTGCTTGCTGTTGCTGCGTCTCCAGTACTTGTTGTATTGCTTTGACCGACATTTTCTCCTGAACCTAGATTAACTGTTTCAAATGTTGGATAAGACATTTGTATCAATGTTTGCACTTGCTGCAAATTAAATGCAGCTTCTTCAAGGCTATAAGAAGGAACTGTAAAGCTAAATATGATCTCTCTTGACGTTCTTGAATAGACTTTGATAGGATCCATTCTTCCTACTGTTGTATAATCTTTCCAATCTTGTTTAAATTGATCTGTCCAAGAAGTTAAGAATGCTTTAAAGTGACATGTAGCGTGCGTTGCTACATGCACAAAATGAATTACATGACCATTTTCAAGTTTGTGGTTTCCGATTGAATTGGTGGCATCGTAAGTATAAGATTTATTTAAACGATTTACCATAAAGTTTCTCCATTATCAAGTTATAGGAACAATTCTGCCATTGATGTTTTTCAAAGAGTCTTGTATGGTCTGTTTAACTCTTGGATCAAGAATTTCTCCAACTTTCTTGCTATCAATATAAATAGCGACGGGTATTAAATTGGTTTGGCCTGAAGAAGCGGCATTATTGTTACCGGTAAATTGTGTTTTTGTGGCTGCAGTATTTGTGGCTGCAGTTGCTGCCGCCGTTGCTGGACTCATGGTTGGTACTATATTTGTTGTTGTAACAGATGGTGCGTTAAATATTCCTTGCATAGAAGATAATAATTTCATATTTGTAACAACTGTGCTCAAACTATTTGATAGATTATTTAATGAATCAGCAAGTTCATCTGTTTTACTAGCAAAAGTTGCAAATTTACTAATATTAGTTAATGTTAGGTCATCAAATAAAGCAGTAAAAGCACCAGAAATTACATCCGGTTTAGATTTACTTATTTTTTCAAACATATCACCGACAGATTTAGCTAAAAATCCAACTCCAAGTGCTGCGATACCCACACCAGCTCCAACTAGTGCAATTGCACCACCAAATGCCAATATACCAGGCGCAGCAGCACCAAATGCAACTCCAGCACCAGCAATTGCTGGAATAGCAGGAGCTAGTGCAAAAGTTATAAGAACGATTGAACCCGCCAATAAACCAATTGCCAATGCTGCAGGCAGCGCATTTTCTCCTAATCCAGCAAACGATCTAACCATGACAGATAAGCCAAGTGCTGCTATGCCTATTCCAAGTCCGATTAATGCTATAGCGCCACCGACAGCTAATAGTGGTTTCGCAGCTGCCAATGAGGCACCCGCAAGTATTTTAAGCATTATAGCGAATCCGCCCATAACAATAATCAAGCCACCTAATGCACCGGCAATTTCTTTACCTGTTAATTGTGAGAATGATTTTACTAATTCTGCTAAACCACGAGCAGCAATTGCTACGCCAAGACCAATTAATGCAACAGCTCCACCAAAAGCCAATATTTCCTTCCAGCTTTTTTTCGCTGCTTCTCCAATATTTTCTATTGTTTTTGCTATTTTCTTTCCACCATCATCTTTTTTGCTTGCATCTTCTTGTGACTTACCTAATTCTTCTGTTGCTTTTGTTGCAGCTTTTTGTGCAGTTATTTTTTGACTCAACAAAGAAATAAATCCTTTAATACCACCACCAGCTGCTGTTATTGATTCTCTAAAAGTTTGAAAAGCACCGAAAGCCACGTATGCTAAACGAGCCGCAACAAATGCAGAAGCTAACACACCCAAACCTACAGCTAGATATCCTATACCTTCTCCAAGTTTAGGAATTTTTGATAAACCTTCTGCAATAAAATCTAAAAATCCCTTAATAGTATCAAGTACCGGTATCATCACAATAGCAAATTGAGCCATTATTGCTGTTAATTTTTCTTGCATTGTTGTAACATCTTTGACTGATTGTGCTAATTCTTTTTCTGCCTCTGCTTTACTTAATGATTCAACTGTTCCTTGTTGAACTTCATTGTTCATCATTTGTTGAAGTTCTGTTACACTTTCTAATCCAAGTGCTTGTTGAACCGCCATCGCTTCTTGTTTGCTCATCATATCAAATGTTTTGCCACTATTTTTTAAAGCTTCTTGCATCAGTCTAACACGTTCAGCTTCGTCTGCATTCACCATATCTAAACTATTTAAATAATCACCACCTAATATTGCATTTAATTTTCCAGCAGATTCAGCCGCATCATCAAAAGTATCAAATTTTCCAGTAATTTGCTGAAGTTTAGTAAACTCAATACCTAAATTCTTAGATTGATTTTGTAAATCTAAGAATACTTTCTGCATATTGGAACCATGTGCTTTCAAATTATTTGAAGCATTTGCAAATTCGCCAACAACTTTTTGCATTGGCAATCCCATTGATTTAGCTGTTGCCATAAGTTGTTTTTGCATATTCCCTGCTTGTTCTCCGGTCATTTGAAAGCCCTTAACAAGCATATTTTGAATTTTTATCGTTTCTGAACTTGAAACACCTAATTTGGTCATTTGAGCAGTTGTTGTAGCTAATTGATCTTGAGTCAATTTAGAAACACCAGCAAAACCAGCAAAATTAACTTTAAGTTCTGAAAAAGCAACAGAAGCCTCTTTGATACTTAAAGCATATTGAACATTAGAGCTTCTTAAGTCTTCTATTCTTCCTTTGAATGCATCAACACCACCAGCTGTTTTTTCAAATTCTGAAAATGCTTGATCCATTTCAAGAAATAATTTTTTTGTTTGATTTATTATTCCATCAATTGCTGCAGCAAGTAAATTTGCTGGTGTTATCATTTTCGCAATTTGCTGATATGATTCCAGCATTGCTTCACTAAATGTTCCACCTTTACCAGATAACTGAATCATACTTCCAAGTATGGTATTTGATTTAGCTCCAATTCCTGTTATACTTGAAAAAGTATTTGCTGATGCTTTACCAAAATTAACTGTTTCTTCAGTTATTTCTTTTTTTAGTTGTAATTCTTCTTCCAGATTTTGTAAATTTTGTAATTGTTGTTCGTATTTTTTTTCTTCTTCGGCAGTTAATTCTTTTTTTTGTTTAGCAATTTGATAATTTAATAATACTTCTTCTTTTTCAAGTTGAATTCTTTTCTCTCCAAGAGAAATTAAATTTAATACTGCTTCTTGCTTTGTTTTTAATTCATTTCCACCTTTTTCTTCTATTTCTGCAAGTTTTTGTGCAGATACTTCAAGCTCTTTATATTTTGCTTGAATTTGTTCCACACGCTTTATTCTAATGTTTAAAGACTCTTCAGTATCTTTATCTTTTGGTTCTGCCATTAAATATCATTCCTAAATTAAGATATACGTTAATAAATAGTAAAAAAAGAAAAAAGGAGGTATAACCCCCTCATTTCTTCTTAAGAGCTTCTTGTTCCATTTTTAATTGATCTGTTAGTTTCATTACGAACCAGCTTCTTATTTTAACTGGTAAATTATACGCTTCTTGCAAACTCCAATTTCCATGATATTTTAAAAAAAAGAACTGTTCATATACATTTTCTGTGTATTTATCGTCCAGACCAAAAAAAGTCCACCGTAAAGGGCACCTCCATTTCCATTTCGGCTTCACAAGAACGACATGTAAATTTTTGTGTCATATCAACATTTGGCACATTATCACTATATAAATTTCTAATATGTTTTGCATCACCAGCAGGACACATATCAACAAATTTTTCTATTATACTTTTTTCCGTTACACCATTAATTGAAACAATTAACAATCTTAATTGATCGGACATTGAGCTTTCTTCTTTTTTAGAATTCTTTTTTTGTTCTGCCAAATCAGAAAGAAACTTTTCGTCGCTTCCTTTTAATAATCTTAACTCAACATCAAATTTTGTTATTGGAAGTTTTGTTTTAAATGTTTTTGTTTGAATTAATTGTTTTTCTACTTCTTCACAAGGAAATTTATTTTTTATATTACTTAAGTAAAAAGTATGTCTGACATTTGTTCCGCACGATGGACACTGAACTTTTGTATCATACTCATCACCATAACCAGTTATGCGAGCGCCAACAATTAATGCATTTTTATCACCTATTAATAAATCGTCTAATTTAATTGATTTATCAATAAGAACACTTTCCAACATTCTGTCTACTGCGATACCTTTTTTTAAAAGACTTTTGCTTGTAAGTATATCTTCTTCTCTTGCAGTCATAAATCTTATTTCAACAGTATCTTTATTAAACAACGGATGACCTGCTGAATAAAATTTTCCTTTTGATGGCAAATCAACAAAATGTGTTGGGTTTAAAAAAGACAATAAATCTGTTTTTTGTTGTTCTTTTTGTTCTACAGAAACAGAAGCAGGCTGATCAACTGCCAGCCTCTGTTCGTTATTTCTTTCGGACATCAATAACCTCTTACTTTCTTATCACTTAAATCTAACGTTTGGATCAATATCACCGATAGCATTTCCGAGTTGAGCAATAGTTCTTGGATTTTGAACGCCATTTCTTGTTTCTAATGTTGCCCAATCATATCTAACAGATAATTCAATCTCTGTTAATTCTTCTTTTGAGTAATCTAAATCTCCAAATTTGACACCTTCAACAAATGCATTGTGGAGAACCCAAGTTTCTACAGCTTCACCACCATTAAGACCCTGAACACCATGTGATTCATTGATTTGCTTAATAACAACTGTACCAAGAGCGTTTACAGAAGCATTTTTTGACATAGTAGTTACTTGACCTGGATTACCCGGAACAACGTAACCAGAAGCTTGTATTATTGCTGATAAATGTTGACTTGCATCGGGACTAACTGGATCAACCATTTTTATTACTATTGGATTTGGATCCCAAGTTACTAAACCCGGATAATGAAACCTGTGACCAAGATACATGTGCTCTTTAGCACTTATTTTAATACCTGGTTTAGTAACCGATTTTACGTAATAAGTGGCCGCATTTGGCATTTCACCAACTGTAACCAGAAAACGATATCCACGTTTTGGTTCCAATCTTGAATCTGTCCAGAAAAAATTACTCATTTTACTAGTTCTCCTAAATACACTATATTTTAAATAGTATCATTATTAATATCAATCATCAAACGAAGCGCCACTTCTTGTTATTATAAAATCTAGTGCGATAAATTCAATTGCACGTGCTGGCTTTAGGTATATCTTAGCGTACATGATATTTCTATCAACTAGATCCGGAGTTGTGGTTGTTTCATCAAGAATGACCTTATAATCTGCCAAACCAAATCGTGATTTAACACTTGATAAAAATGGCTCAACTTCACCCTTAAATCTATCCCAAGTAACTTTTAGATTTTGATCAAATAGTACACGTGTTGATATACGTGAAACTTCTTTCTTTAAGAAGATCATCAAGCGACGTACATTTATACGATCAAGTGCTGATTGTGTAACTTGTAGTGTCTTTTGACCAAATATTACAACACCTTCATTTGGGAAACTGGCAATTGGATTGATATTGCTTTCGTATAGTCTGTCTCTTTCTTTTGAAGATAGTTTTTCACGAACATCCAAAACTGACAATCCGGAAGAACCAGCACTCAAGCCACCACGATTAAAGCCGGCTGGAGCAAACCATACTTCTGTTGTTTCTTGTGAAGAAGCCATGGTACCAAGGGCGACTACTGATGGTGGCATCCATAATGGAAGACCAGAAGCATCATCTAGTACTTTAACCCATGGGTAATAAGTGCAAGCATAACTTGAATTTAAGTTACGATCTTTTAATGCTGACACAGTAGCACTTACTGAACCTCTTCTGTCTTTTTCTTCAGCGTCACTTTCATGAGATGGAACATAACCACCTTCAATATCAACAATTGCAAGTGCGTCTGCACGTGCTTCTGCGACATCAATCATATGCTTGGTGACTGTTCTGTTTGTTATGCCAGGAATTGCCACCATATTAATATCAATAACATCTGGATCCTTGACTGTGTCAATTGCTTTATTTAGAGTATAAAGCATCGCATTTTGACTTTCTTGATTGGCGTCATCTAGAAGTGTATTTCTAAATGGATCTTTTTCTTTGACGTTTAGAGCATCAGTACCGCCAAATAATGGAACTGTAAACTTATCTGCACCATAAGCAAGAACTGCTTTGTAGCCTTCTAATGAGCCACTTGCACTTGCGGATACGGCAGTCATAGAAGTACCGGCAACACGCGAACCTGATTGCCAGAAGCTAAGACCATTACTATTTGGTACAGCTACAACTTCATCTAGTGTGAATACCCATGATGGTTTTGTGACACCAGTTGTTGGCAAGAAAGAATCAACTGCAAATGGCTTTCCTCTAACCAGATCAAGATAATCTCCATCTAATCTTGTTGAAGCTAGTCTGTTTGCAACTGCACCATAGAAAGCATCGCTTGGATCTAGAGTGTTTGCTTGTGAAGAGCTGATCCTTAATTTCATTGTTGGGAATACAATCTTCATAGATGAACCAGTTGGTAGACCAGTTACATCAATTGAACCACTAACAGTTACAGGGGCAAATGGCATAGAATCTGTACCACGAATTAGTGATGATGCTGCTAATGCAGAACCACTAACCACAACAAGATCGTTATAAACCGGTGGACCAAACATACCGAATGGTAGTGCTTCTTCTGCAATACCAGCTTGTTCAAGAAGTGGATTTAATTCAACGCGAATGTATGAAGACTTGTTGACATAATTACCATATTTAACGTATCTCTTGTTGACAGTGTCCCAATCTAAATATTCATCACCAATTTTTGCTCCGATGAAGTCGGATGAATTTGGATCTAAGTTACAATTTGTAAATGTTTCAAGAACTCGCGGATTTGCATCTGTATCACGAATATCACGAACCATTACGGTGAATGAGCCATATTTATTAAAATTATTTGTTGATGGTTTTATATCTTTTATACTGATTTTAACATTTTTCTGTTCCCATTCACCACCTGCTGTTTCTGCGACAACAAATCGGAACAGTTTTGTCATTTGATCTGCAGCAAAACTACCAGTTACAGAACTTAAATGTTGAGATATAATCCATCCAGTTTTTGCTGACTCACTTTGTTTACCAGAAAAATTAGCTAAATTAACTGCTGGTGTTAGTGATTGTAGAGGCGCGATAAAAGCCATTGTTCCACTTGCTTCGCTGACATTTTCTGACAAGAATGTAGCAAAAGTTTCACCTAGCCAATAATTCTTTAATGATTCATCCGGTGTTATTTCAGCATTTACTAGTGTTGGATTTGTATTAAAAACTTTACGAATATATTTTGAAGAATCTTCACTAAAGTTAAAAGAAGTGTCTAATTTTTTAGCACCAGAAGAATCAACTATTTCAACTCTATATTCATAATTTGAATTAATGCTCTTTATTAGCTCACCTGCACCATTAGATGATAGTGTATCATCAGGTTTTTTACCGACTAATCTAATAGCACCAGAGTTTAAATACCATACTGCGGCAAGTGTACCAGTTACAGACGATAGATTGCTACCTGATGGAACAACAAATAAGCCATAAGCACCACCATTAGTTCCGGTTGATACTGTTGGTACGTTTTGTAATTTCCATCCAGCTTGTGCTAGTTCGTCGTTAGATGAGAGATTTGGACTTTGATTACCTGCTAGGCGAACGAAAGTTAGTGGACTTGAATTTTTTAAGTAAGCTTTAGCGGCATAAACACCATATAGAGGAGATGTTGAAAGACCACTTCTCCAAACATCATCACTAGCAACTCCGCGTGTTGGTTCACCAAATTTATCAACAAATTCTAAATAGCTATTAACAGTTACCGGCATCATTGTTGGGCCACGCTGCGAACGACCAATTACAACTGGTCCGATTTCTGCGGGTAATGCTGGTAATTGTGATTTATCTATTTCACTGACATAAACACCTGGTGAAACGAAACGAAATTTTTTGCTTGTAGTCATTATCTAACTCTCCTGTAAACGTTACAATTTCTTATGTAAATAGTGTTATTTAAGTCCAATAACCTTAAATTGATTTTTTGTTTTTTAAATCTTCTTCTATGCTACTAAAAATAATTCTTTCTTTTGGAATCTTGACTTCAACATATGTTTCTCTTATAACAATTTTTGGTTTATTTTGATTTTTATCTTGACCAATTAAATATCCAAGCGTTTCAATTGTTATTTTAGTAACAAAACTTCTTTCTTCTTCTTGTAGATTTTTGATATTATTTTCAGTAGAAAAATCACCTTTTATAAAGGATTCATATATGTGACCTTGATTTTTTACAAAAAATCTATTAACACCACCAGTTAAAGTTAAAAATGGTTGCACTAATTCATTCATTTGTTGTTGAAATTGAGTTCTTATTTCTATATTGTATGTCATGTTGACATATACCGGTAATGGAATACTTATTGTTTCATAAACAACTTTGTTATTTGTGTTTGGATAATTTAATTGTCCAAATTTTTTTTTATTTGTAGTTTTTGCAAAATTAGAAGATTTATCTTGTACTATTCTTGCCCCTATTTCAAGAGCACCGCCTTTAACATCATTATATTCTGGTAAAGCTGACCAAATAATTCCTTTTTTATTAAAATCTTTATTCATGGAGACTCTTTCAAGAGTTATAACTGGCAATATAAAAGTTCCTTGTGAATCTCTTAGCATTCTATTATTTTTAATTTGATGACTTCTTTCTCCTATTACCCATACAACAGGAACTTTGGTGAAACCATTATTTGTATCGGTATACAAATTTAATTCTTCATCTAGCCACTTATAAATTGCTAAATCTATATTTTCAATAGTTGATGGCTCTACAGGTATTTCTTTATATTCCATAGATATTTCCTTATTCTTCAAAAACTTGACTGTGAAAATCCGCAGAATGCCAGATGCCACCTTCATTCATGTAAAATGTTCCAGGATGATCAAATGGTGGGTATATTTCATCATCATCTATATCTTTTAAATAAACGATATATCCCTTATATTTAGTAGGATTATTTACCATATCTAAAAATACTTCTCTTTGTGTGCTGGTTCTTTTGCCAGACATGTGCTTGAAGCGTTGATAAATAATTTGTGTCATATATAAATCTCACAAAGCAAAGAATTGACTAACATACCAAGCACCTTCTTCGTTAAAGTAAAACTTATCTGGTTGGTCAAAATCGCCATATATTTCATCTTCATCTATTTCAGTTAAATAAACAACACAACCTTCATATTTCTGGGGATTGTTAACGTAATCTAAAAATTGAGAACGCTGAAAACTTGTTCTTTTACCAGATACTAATTGTATTTTTCCTTCACAAGCACTTTCAACTGTAGTATTTTTTATAATATCAATTATATTTTCTTGGGTTTGTCTATATTTTTCTCTTATTTGAAGAGCAGCTATTGGTTCTCTAAAAAATCCTTCTCTTACACCCTTGCATATTGCTTGTATTTCAAATTTTTGCTCTACTTGTCCAAACAATAATCTTGGCTCTTTTAATTTTACAATTTCAAAAAAACGAAGTCCATAAAATATAACATCGCCTTCTCTAACAAAAAGATCTTGATCTTCAGTTAATCTGCGGCGATGAAAATTTATTGTTATATTGTTTGATTTATCTAAACCATAGGTGCTCGTATAAGTTTCTTCGCCTTCCCATTTAATAAGAGCTTTTATGAGTATCGGTCTTTGATATGTTTTATTGATTGCTTCTCCATATAAAGGATGAAAATTTGTTTCTTCTATACTTAATGGAAAATAAATAATAGTTTGACCAATAACTCGCTCAATTAATTCATCGTTAACTTGTTTTGTTAAATCTCTTTCTTTCTTCCCCAAAAACATTGGAGGAGGAGGTTGTTCTGGTTGAGACCATTTATTTTGATCTATTTTCTTTTTTTTAGCCATTTAATCAACCTACAAATATAACATTTGGAACTGCTGAAAGGAGTTTGTTTGTATTATCCGACATCGCAGTTCGTTTCTCCGCAAGAGTATTGTAATCAGTTTCTTCAAGAATTTTTGTCAATTCTTCTTTCAAAGCTGCAATTTCTTCTTTACTTTGTGCTCTTAAATCCGCACCATTCAAAGTAACGCTTTCACCTGGAATTGGTATTGTTTGGAACTTTGAACGAACTTCCGCAAGCATACCTTTTGCAACAGCAAGTGCATAACGACGAATCCAATGTTTGCCAATTGCATTTATATTTTGAAATGGAATATTTGAGAATGGAAGAGTGTTTATATTATTAACTCCACTAATTCTAGAATCTTTTCCAGATAATTCAGCATATGAAGAACCAGAAAGTTGACCTATTCCTATATTAGCTCCACTTCCAGCACCAACACTAAATTCAAACCAATATGTTCTTATGTCTGTTGCATCTGGTATTGGATAAAGTCTTAATTTATTGTTCTTGATTTCATATGAATAATGTGATATGCGCGTATAGATGTTATCTTCGTATGCCATAGCTTGAAGTTTATTATGCCACGCTGGAATAACTTCAAAAGTACTATCATCAGCATATTGACCATACGTAGAAAGGTTTCCTACGGCATTTAAACCACCGTAGTAACCATAAAATCTCCACATTGCACGAGCAGATTTATAAAATACTTTTTTTATTGTTATTCTTGAACCTGGAACTATTTTACCACTAAGAGAAGAACTTGCATCATTAGCTAAATTATTTACTATTTGTTGTAAATCATAATCTTGCTGTAGTGGTTGAGCTTCAAAAGAAGCTGAATATATATCTAATTTACCGCCAATACCAGCTTCGTGTGAAAAAGCATCAGCAACATCACGAACAGCGGTGATGTCATACATAGGATAAGCAAGATTTAATGGACCAGAACCACTAACAAGGTTAAAAAGAGCACTTCCACTTTTTATTTCACCGTCACTATTAAACGTACCTGTTGGAGAACCAAGAAGCATTCCAACAGAACTTTTTGCTTGATGAAGATTGACAAAATATGAGTAAGTTAATACAGCATCTTCATATGCTGCATATATTTGTCCCTCAGTTATTTCTATGTCAAGAACGTCACCACCTATCATTTTATAAGTATAGGCCACTTGATCAACCGCTCCGCTTATAAAATCTGTATTTGATGCATAAACTCCAAGCGGTAAACTAGAAGCAACATTTGAAAATGTACCAGTTGGCGGCAATATAATTGCACTTGTTTGTTGTTTAGGAGTTAAAACGGGAACAGACATTTATATAATTTCTCCAGAGATATTATAAATAGTATTAATATTCATATAAAAGAAAACCCACCATATTTCAGGTGGGTTTATAAGATTATGCTATTTGGTACCTAACTATTACTATGCCAGAAGCACCCGGGCCACCTGCTTTTGAATAACTTGAGCCACCCCATCTTTCTCTTTGTCCACCACCACCGCCGCCGCCTGTGTTAGCTACACCAGCATTTCCGTGCCATCCTAAACCACCTGCACCACCACCACCTAAACCACCAGCGTAACCACCACCACGACCACCACCACCAGCATAATATCTTGCTGTGCCATCTATAGATGATTGAATACCGTGAATACCTCCACTTGCTCCGATTCCGTCAAATTCAAATCTACTTGAACCATTAAATGCACCACCGGAAGCACTAACATTAAAAACAGAAGACGCATTTCCGGCACCAGAGGAATATGCTCCAACAATCACAGCATAAGTGCCAGCCTGTATATCAACAGAACCAGTGCGTATTTGTCCTCCGTTACCGCCATTTCCAGTATAAGTGCCTACTTGACCATCAACCACGCCTTCAAAACCACTTCCGCCGCCGCCGCCACCACCAACAATTAAATACTCAACTGTTCCGGGGTATGCAAAAACTAAATTTTCATTTCCTGTAAATTTATGAACTCTATAAGTTTTATTATTTAATGTAAATTCACTAAGTGTTCCACCAGAACCACTTGTAAAAATTGGTTGATTATAAAAAAACATATTGACTATTCCTTTTAACTATTAATCCAAGAAGATAATACGAATGTATCAGGCAATTCGGTAACTCTACCAGAATATATTTGACCAGTTGGAGCAGCAAATGGTACTAAAAATACTTTATTATTTTTTAATAAAACGCCACCATTCCATCCTAGACTGGCATATCCTGCAGAAGTTGTAAGCAGAGTGTCTGTTTTTGGATCATATATTCTAGCATATTGATTGTGATATGGAACTATGAACACTCTTCCATCCGCCATAGCCACTGCTCCGCTAAAAGCATGATATCCAGCTTGTACCCCAACAGGAAAAGTTCCACTTGGAGTTGAAATACTGTCTGTAGTTGGATTATAGATTCTTGCCGTTGTTGCATTAAAAGGAGCTATATATATTCTTCCATCTGGTAAATTAATCGGTCGTGACAAGCCAGATGGGAATGAACCGGAAGTCAAAGTTGTTGTATCTGTTAGAGGATCATATATGCCGGCTTGTCCAGTACGAAAAATGAAAATTTTTCCATTTCTCATTAAAACAGAGTTTCCACTTATTGTACAATTTGCATTAGAAAGAGTATTTGCATCAGGATCATAAATTTTTGCATTTAAGCCACTAGTAGAATTTATAAAAATTTTGCCATTTGGCAGAAGTATGGCTCCAATGTGATTATAATTACCAGGAAAAGTTCCACTTGGAATGGTAAACGTATTTGTAGTTGGATTATATATTCTTGCAGCTGTTGTATTATATGGTGCTAAATATACTCTACCATCTTTCATTAAACATCCTTCGCTAAAAGCATAGTTTCCTGGAAAAGAACCAACTGCAGTTATACTATTTGTTGAAGGATTATAAATTATAGCATATGTTGCTTCTGCGGGAACGCAAAAAACTCTTCCATCTCTCATCAATACACCACCCAAATATGTTGAGGCTTTTGAACCATCTGAATTAATTGCTGTATTGGAAGAAGTAATTGTATTATAAATTGTGTCAGCAGATGACGAGAATAAACTAAACCAATTTGTTCTTAGATCTTGATTTTCAGTTGTATAAAACCAAGATGGAGATTGCACTGACGAACTTAATTGTTCCCAAGTTGTTGCAATGCCAGATCCTTGAATAGATACATTTTTTGTACTGCCTCTTGAAGCACTAATTGATAGCGTAGTTGTTTTGATTCCAATACTAGTTGGAACGAAATTAACTGTAACTATTTGCGAACCACCATTAGATAAATTAAAAGAAGAAGGAGATATATTAAATTGACTTGATGAATTGGTTATCATTATGTTTTCTGTTGTTGAACCACCTCCAGCAGAAACAGTAAATGTTTGAGATGAACTTCCAACAATTGATGTATCTGAAAAAGACATCGTATCAACACTTGATGTTAAAACGAGTGGTATTATATTTATTTGTTCATTATAAAAAAACATATTTATTCCTTCCTAAATTTGTAACAGTTATAAATAGTTTGAAAATTTATAAAAATAAAACCCGCCATTTCTGGCGGGTTTCTTATTCGGTCACTCGTTACTATCAGCCGACCATATGATTATTCTTTCCAAGATTTAAACTCAATTATTGATTGTATTGTGCTTTTTGCAACATTAAATTTATATGCTAGGCTTCTATATGTTTCGTTGCCATTTGAATATAATTTTCTTATTTCTTTAACATTTTCCCAATT